GATTTTGAACTTGACGATCTGGTAGGCCGCAACTGCATTTTGCACATGGAGCCGTTTGAGGGCAATGACGGTGTGACGCGCGACTGTATCCGGTATCTCGAGCCCAGCAAGGCAGAATCCTTTGTAACGCCCGCACCGGCCAGCGCAGAGGAGTTCAAACAGCTTGACGAAAGCGACGACGATCTGCCGTTCTGAGGGCTGACGGATGGGAGATAAAAAGGAATACGTCAAGCTGTGGCTGAGTTACAGGAGCTATTTCGAGGCGTACAGTGCTGCTGAGGTGGGGCGCTTGGTGCTGGCCGCGATGGATTATCGCGAGTCGGGAGCAGAGCCAGAGTTCAGCGGGAGTGAGCGTTTCATTTGGCCTGCGATTCGACGGGACATTGACGAATCCGTAGCGGCTCAAAAAGCCGTCTCCGCATCAAGAAGCGAGGCAGGAAAGCAGGGCGGTCGGCCTGAATCCGAAAAAGCAAATGCTTTTGACGAAAGCAACGAAAAGCAAAAAAAGCAAATGCTTTCCGAGGAAAGCAAAAAAAGCTATGGACAAAGGAAAAGGACAAAGGAAAAGGACATGGACAGTATTCTTTCCCCCCTACCCCCCACGCTGCGCGAAGCAGTTGAAAAATGGGTGGCGTACAAGGGCGAACGACGGGAGGAGTATAAGCCTGTTGGCCTGCAAAGCCTTGTCACACAGATCACGAAAGCCGCAGAGGAATATGGCGAGGCTGCAATGATCGACGTGATAACCCGCTCTATGGCCGCAAATTACAAGGGGATCGTGTTTGGCTGGCTGAAAGAGGCCAGCACACGCCCTGCGGCGCTTGGCCGCGCTGCAAAGCCCGGCTACGGCGTGCAGGGGCATCATGACGATTTGAATCCGCTGGAACGTGCAGCTGTGGACAGGGTGATGGGGCCGGTGTCAAAGGGCACTGCCCGATTGCAACAAGGCGTGCAGCGCCACGGGGACGAACTTGATGCGTTCCAGCTGGAGGCGGTCGAGCGAATGCTTGCGGAAAACAAGGAGGATAAGACATGAGATTTGTTTGCGATTGCTGCCACGATCTGACGAACATCGAGGCAGACCGGATGGAAATCCAGGGCGACAAGCTGATGGTCTACAGCCGCGGGCGGTTGGTATATGTGGCGGATCTCGGCCAGATCATGCTGGCGAAGTTGACGACAACGGGAAAGGAAACAAAATGCTGACGCATCTGAGCCTGTTTTCCGGGATCGGCGGGCTAGATCTGGCTGCCGAGTGGGCAGGATTTACGACCGTCGGGCAGTGTGAGTTTGCCGACTACCCGACGAAGGTGCTGGAAAAGCACTGGCCGGACGTGCCGCGCTGGCGTGATGTCCGGACGCTGACAAAGGAGAGCTTCTATGAGCGAACAGGATTACGAACAGTTGACGTTATTTCCGGCGGATTCCCATGCCAGCCCTTCTCCGTGGCTGGAAAGCAAAAGGGAAAAGGGGATGATCGATACCTCTGGCCGGAGATGCTCCGAGTTATCACCGAGCTGCGCCCGCGTTGCGTTGTCGGTGAGAACGTACCTGGAATCATCAAGATTGCCGCCGGGCAGGTGGTCAAGGATCTGGAGCGTGCTGGCTATCACGTCGTCGTGTTTAATTTTGAGGCTGCGGCTGTCGGAGCGTGGCACAGACGATCAAGGGTATTCTTCACCGGCCTCGCAGATGTGGCCGACACCGACGGTGGCTGGCTGCACGATAGCATCAGAAAAGAGGATCAACCTGCTCGCAGCCGGGGAAACGACATTTACGAGCAATCAGGGCGTACATGGGGGGGTCAGCAATCTGCGGGAGCACGTGTTAGCCCGGACGAAAGGGCTGTGGCCGACGCCGCGTGCGAACGAATACAAAGACACGCTGCAATCTGTTCCGCCGAGCAGGAAAAAGGATCCGGGGAAATGCAATCTGACGCAGAGAGTGGCAATGGAGCGAATGTTTGCAACACCGTGCGCGGCAGATGCACAGGGGCCACACGGCGGGGAGAATGGCAGGAGCTTGCGGACGGGCGGTGCTGGGCAGTTGAACCCGATGTGGGTCGAGTGGCTCATGGGGTTCCCGCAAGGGTGGACAGACTTAAATGCCTCGGAAACGCGGTAGTGCCGCAGCAGGCATACCCGATATTTCGGGCACTGAGAGAGACAATTTTTGATGGAATGGAGGACACGCTATGACAGGCAAGGAAATCATGCAGGCGCTGCGGTGCTGCGCAACGAAAGGAGAGCAGGAAAAGTGCGAGATGTGCCGCAGGAGCAAACGCGGCTGCTTTGAGTGCATCAACAGTTATCTGTATGAGGCGGCAAGCCTTATCGAGCGCCTGACCGCCGAGAACGCGGCGCTGCGGGAGAAGGTGCCGCAGTGGATCAGCGTGGAGGACAGACTGCCGGAGGCTTGGAAAGACGAAGACGGCGTACTTGTAAATTACATGATTTACACCCCGGAGTTTGGTGCAGATATTGGCAACTATCACGCGATGGCCAAAAGATGGTTGTGCATGGCGATACCGTGCACTGTCACCCACTGGATGCCGCTGCCGGACGCGCCGGAGGAAGGAGGCAAGCATGAGTAAAGCTGTTTTGATCAGCGTTCGCACAGAGTGGTGTGAGAAGATCGTCAACGGGCGGAAGACCATTGAGGTGCGCAAGACGCGCCCGAAGATGAACACACCGTTTAAGTGCTACATCTACGAATGCGGAAACGGCAAAGTCATCGGGGAATTTCTGTGCGATGAGATCATCAACATTAACGGCGCGGGAAGGATCCCGTCGGATGCTGCGCGGCCAACCTGCCTAGAGCCTGCGGAGCTGCACCAGTATCTCGGAGCTGCCACAGGCTTCGGCTGGCACATATCCAACCTCAGGATTTACGACACCCCGCGCGAACTGCGGGAATTTTACGCTGTGCCAAATGAGGTAGAGGTAGCGCTCAAGGCAAAACCCAGGCCAATCACCCGCCCGCCGCAGAGCTGGCGGTATGTGGAGGAAGAACTATGGAAAGATTGACAAGGCCTAAGATGGTCCGCGATCTGTACGGACGGCTGAAAGCCTACGAGGACATTGCCGAGCTGTGCGGCGGGTTTGACCGCCTCCGCGAGCTTGCCAAGGCCGACAAGGACGGGCGCGTGGTCGTGCTGCCGTGCAAGGTGGGAGATACGGTGTGGTTTAAGACATACAAAAATAACGCGCGAGATTGCATTGGCGTGCAACCACATGAGGTTACAAGAATATCAGCAAGCATCATTGTTCCGGGGGAAATTGTGGATATCGGTATCCCTGTGGACCAGATCGGTGTGAGAGTATTTTTGAGCGAGACCGAAGCGGTTGCGGCTGACGCGAAACCTCCGGCTGGAAATTCCATTTTGGAAGTTTAGGAGGCGAAGCAGGATGGAACGGATGACAAGCCGAGATGAGGATTGCGTGCTGGTAAACGGTCACGCGCTGGGTTATGCGACGATCGGCGAACTCGTCCAGATGGCGGAACGTCTCGCAGCGTATGAGGATATGGACAGTAAGCGGCTCAGACCGGGCGATACGGTTTGGCTGTCTAAGATGTTTTACACGCGCCCCAAAAAGCCCGTGCCGGTCACGGTAGACGCAATCCGCTGTGCCTCGACCTGCGGTGCATTTATGGACTGCTGCGAAGCGGCAGACTATAAGTTTTGCCCGTATTGCGCGAAACGGGTAGTATGAAAGGCTTGCGTTTCGCACGCGGAAGCGCGAAAGGAGAGAAGCTGATGCAGGATTGCTGTTTAACTTGCAAGAATCTGGAATACAGAAAGAACTACGTTTATCCGTATCGATGCCTGAAGCACAAGGCCGAACGGTTCTCCGAGGAAGAACTAGAACGGATGTACTTTTCCGGAGAGGAATGCAAAGACTTTGAACAAAGGAGGTGGCCTGATGGGCACAATTCTTGCGATTGATCCGGGGAATATGAAATCCGGCTATGTTATCGTAGAGCACGACGGCGAAGAAATTCGCCGCGTGCTGGAGGCCGGGAAGAAAGGTAACAATGAGCTGCTGCCGATGCTTGAGCGGAAGCTTTACGGGAACGGCCATGACGTGGCAATCGAGATGATCGCGGGTATGGGCATGACGGTAGGCCAAGAGGTTTTCGACACGTGCGTTTGGATCGGACGGTTCTGGCAAACCGTGTTGTGGCAGACTGGATATGGGCCGACGCGGATATTCCGCCGGGAAGAAAAACTGGACCTGTGCGGCTCGCTATCGGCCAAAGATGCAAACATCCGGCAGGCCCTCGTCGACCGCTACGCGCCCGGCCAGCCGAATTTCGGCAAGGGCACGAAGAAAGACCCCGGTTTCTTCTACGGTTTCTCAGCAGACATGTGGGCGGCTATGGCGGTAGCTGTGACGTATTTCGATAAGTACATCAAGGGGGTAAAGCTATGAGCAAGACGCAGCGCAAGCCGCCAAGACCGCCGATGCAGCTGATGTGCGATGCCTGCGGGAAAACGTTTATGCGGGCTCCGTCAAAGTACAAGGCAAAATACAACTTTTGCAGCGAGGCGTGCGCCTGGGCGGCACATGGGAAAGCTGTGATGGGCCGGGCGGAGCGCGTGCAGATCCTGATTACACGATCAATCCCGGTATACCCGGAAATGCGGCCCGTTCGCGGGCGGATATATCCTGCCGAGAAATACAAATACAGGACAAACCGGACGGGCTACGTCGTCGAGGTGGGCGGCAAACGCGTATGTGTGAGGGTGGACGAATGCAGGGAAATCTAGGGCTTACACCGGTGCAGGCTCCGTGCAAAGGCTGTGCGGACAGGCACACCGGCTGTCACACGGACTGCACCCGATACATAGCATTCCGCCGGGAGGCGGACAGATACAAGCAGGAGCAATCAAAGGACGCGGCGAGATATGCAACGACAAGGGGCTGTATGCGGACGCTGCACGATGCGAACCGCGCAAAGCGGGAGGGGAGGCAACATTACTGATGAGCACGCCGCGATACGGCTGGTGGGCCTATGCAAAATGGATGATCCGCAGCTATAAGGGCGGCGGGCTGATGACGAAGGCCGAGCGCGCTGCCGTTGCGGATGCAATCGCAGAGACGGAACAGCTCGTTGACGGCGCGGAGCGACTCCGGCTCATAGATTTGGTTCTTTGGAAGCGGACGCATACCCTGCAGGGCGCTGCGATGGCGGTTTATGTGTCCGAACGCACCGCGCAGGAGTGGCACAGGCAATTTATTCGCCTTGTGGGGCAAAAAAGAGGGCTTTTGTGAAAAAGTCTGCGTCCCAGAGCCAAATTTAACATTTACTATAAGGGCGTAGAGATCAACTCTACGCCCTTCTTCATCGGCACCGCAGCGTTCTGCGGAAACCTCCTCCTCCTGTTCTCGTGTTCTCCGGTGTGAATAAATATATTTATTCACACACGGAGACACGAGAACGAAAGAATGAGGTGGCTGACCGGTGATCGGGTTTGATTGGGAGGACAACATGGATGTAAAAAACAGAAATCTTTCCAGCATTACTGCATACGGGAAAAATGCGAAAAAGCATGACAAGACGCAAATCAACAACGTTGCGGAGAGCATCAAGCAGTACGGTTTTGTGCAGCCGATTGTGATTGACCGTGACGGTGTGATTGTAATCGGTCACTGCCGCGCTCTGGCGGCAAAGAAGCTGGGCATGGAAGAAGTGCCGTGCGTCTGTGTGGATGATCTGACACCGGAGCAGGTGAACGCTCTGCGGCTGGTAGATAACAAGAGCAACGAGAGCGACTGGGACTTTGACCTGCTGGCTGATGAGCTGCCTGGTCTTGACCTGTCGGCGTTTGACTTTGACTGGGGCCTGCGCGACGAGCTGGACACATCCGTTGTGGAGGACAACTATGACCCGGTTCTTCCTGCAGAGCCGAAGAGCAAACTTGGCGATGTGTACCAGCTCGGAGACCATCGCCTTATGTGCGGAGACAGCACGTCTTTGACAGACGTACAGAAGCTCGTAGAGGGGGCACAAATGGATTTGTTGCTCACAGATCCGCCGTACAATGTGGACTATCAGGGCACCGCCGGGAAGATTAAGAACGACAATATGGAGGATACGGCATTTAGGCGGTTCCTGACGGATGCTTTCTCCAATGCGGTGATGGTTATGAAACCTGGCGCTCCGTTCTACATCTGGCACGCAGACAGCGAGGGATATAACTTTCACGGCGCGTGTAAAGACGCAATGCTGCGCGTCAGGCAGTGCCTGATCTGGGTGAAAAACTCCCTTGTGATGGGCAGACAGGATTTCCAGTGGAAACATGAGCCGTGCCTGTATGGTGAGAGCGAGATTGAAGAGGAAGAGCACGAGCCTTGCCTATACGGATGGACAGAAGGGAAGAAGCATTATTTCTTCAAGAACCGCAGACAGACAACTGTGCTGAATTTCGACAAGCCTGTCAAGTCTGCGGAGCATCCGACTATGAAGCCGATTAAGCTGTTTGACTATCAGATGCAGTGTTCCAGCAAGCCGGGAGAGAATGTGCTTGACCTGTTTGCTGGTTCTGGCACAACGATCATGGCGGCGGAGCAGAATGGCAGACACGCTTTCTGCATGGAGTACGATCCGAAGTATGCTGATGTCATTGTTGACCGTTGGGAGAAGTTTACGGGTAAGAAAGCGGTGTTACTGAATGACGATTGAAGAAGCACGGGCGATTATAGCCAAAACCAGCAGCCCGTATTTGAAGCGGGACATGGAGAAGTTTATCAAACGCCAGCAGAGAAAGGAGGGCGCGTATGGCAAGGCCAAGAAAGGAAATAGATCAAAAACAGTTCGAGAACCTATGCGGCCTGCAATGCACGCTTGAGGAAATCTGCGGTTGGTTTGGTGTGACTGATAAAACACTGGATAGTTGGTGTAAACGCACCTATCATGCCAGTTTTTCCGAGGTATTTAAGCAAAAGCGAGGAGCGGGGAAAATTTCACTGCGCCGGAGCCAGTGGCGGCTTGCGGAAAAGAACGCGAGCATGGCTATTTGGCTCGGGAAACAATATCTTGGCCAGCGTGACGTTGTCGAGCTGGGTTTGCCGACTGATAACGCGCAGGAGGACGCGCTGAGCGTAAGCCTGCGCGAAATGGCGGAAGGGTTGGAGAGCGATGATTAGCTTAAAGCAGCGGAAAATCATTGCTTTCCCATATTCCAAGTATGACGCGCTGATTTGCGACGGCGCTGTGCGTTCCGGCAAGACCTCTATCATGATGTGGTCGTTTGTCCGCTGGGCGATGGAGAATTTCAGCGGTCATCGCTTCGGCGTGTGTGGCCGAACAGTGGATAGCTGCACAAAGAACATTATCGTGCCGTTTATGGCGATGAGCCTTGCGAAGGAGCGATATATCATCCGCTGGCGGCGCGGTGACAAGGTGATGGAAGTGCGGCGCGGAGCCGTGACGAATTACTTTGAAGTGTTCGGCGGTAAGGACGAGGCAAGCTATACACTGATCCAAGGCCGGACGCTGGCTGGTGTGCTGCTGGACGAGGTGGTGCTGATGCCACGATCGTTTGTGGAGCAGGCACTTGCACGTTGCTCTGTGGACGGTGCAAAGCTGTGGTTCTCTTGCAATCCCGGCAATCCCAACCACTGGTTTTACAACGATTGGATTCTGCGTCAAAGCGAAAAAAATGCGCTCTATCTGCATTTCGAAATGCAGGATAATCCGGGCCTGAGCAAAAAAACGCTCGAGCGCTTCGAAAAAATGTATTCTGGCGTTTTTTACGAGCGCTATGTGCGCGGGCGCTGGGTAGTGGCCGAAGGCCTTGTTTATCAAAAATTCGGGGAAGACTGCATCGTGCACGAGATTCCGACGGGCGGCGAATATTATATTTCCGTCGACTATGGCACGCACAATCCATTTTCAGCAGGGCTGTGGCACGTAACAAGTGAGCGGGCCGTACGGATCGCAGAATACTACTATTGCGGCCGGGAGGAAAAAGAAGAAAAATCCCCGGAAGAATACTACACGGAAATCAGGCGTTTGGCTGGCGGGCGAGACATACAGTGCATAGTCGTCGACCCGTCGGCAGACGCCTTTATTGCAACCATCAAAAAACATCACGAATACAAGGTTCGCGGAGCAGTAAATGACGTCATGGCCGGAATTCAAACAACATCCGAGATGCTGGCATCCGGGAAGGTTAAGATTTACGAGGGATGCGAAAATACAATTCGGGAATTTGGCCTGTACCGCTGGGACGAAAAAAGCGAAGTCGACCGCGTTGTAAAGGAAAACGATCACGCGATGGACGAATGCCGGTATATGGTAATGACGATTTTGAGAAAGAAATTCAAAAAGCACGCCTATGTTCCGGAGTTGGCGAGATAAGAAGGTGAAACATGAAAACATATCAGGATTTTTTAGAGGTCGCCGAAAAATCGGATCGGGACAGAATGGAATTTGTTCTGGCGGCGATCAACGATCATAAAAACTCGGATCTGTACCAGCAGGCAAAGATTGCGCGGGAATACGACGAGCACCGAAATGTTACCATCATTACCGTGCAGAAGCTGCTTTATACGCTGTCCGGGAAGGCTATCCCGGACAACTATAGCGCAAATTACAAGCTCCGCAGCGCATTCTTTCCGATTTTCATGCGGCAGGAAACACAGTATCTGCTAAGCAACGGCGTGATACTGAAAAACGCCGAGAACAAGAAGCGGCTCGGCAGAAAATTTGACAATCAGATTCAGGATCTGGCGCGCTCGGCGCTCGTCGGCGGCGTGGCCTATGGCTTCTGGAACCTCGATCATTTGGAAGTGTTCACGGCCCTAGAATTTGTGCCGCTGCTGGATGAGGAAAACGGATCGCTTCGCGCCGGTATTCGGTTCTGGCAGGTAGCGGCGAACAAGCCGCTGCGGGCGACACTGTACGAACCGGACGGATTCACACAATTCATCCGCAGGAGCGGGAAAGAGATGGAGATTTTAGCCCCGAAACGCGGCTATATCTCCGTCGAAGCCTCGTCTGAGGTGGACGGAACAGAAATCTTGGAGTATCAGAATTACCCCGGATTCCCGATCATCCCCATGTACGGCAATCGCGCCCGGCAGTCCGAGCTTGTTGGCAAACGAGAGGCAATCGACTGCTACGATTTGATCAAATCCGGTTTCGCGGATACCGTCGATGACGCATCGATTATCTACTGGACGATCTCCAACGCAGGCGGCATGGACGAAATCGATATGGCGCGGTTCAAGGAAACCATGCGGCGGATCGGCGTCGGCCTTGTGGACGATGACGGCGCAAAGGCGGAGGCCCACACGCTTACGATTCCAGTCGAGGCGCGGGAAGCGCTGCTGAGCAGACTCAGCGACGATCTTTACAGGGACTTTCAGATGCTGGATACAACGAAAATACAGGGCGGGCAAAAGACGGCGACCGAGATCACGGCGGCATACCAGCAGATGGACAACAAGGTCGACGAATTCGAATACTGCGTCGGTGATTTCCTGTATCAACTTTTTGCACTGATCGGCATTGACGATGAGCCGACATTTACGCGCTCGAAGATCGTAAATCAGCTGGAGCAGACGCAGATGGTGCTGATGGCCGCGAGCTACCTTGACGACGAAACGATTCTGAGCAAGCTGCCGTGGCTTACGCAGGAGGAAATCGCAAACATTTTGAAGAGGAAAAGCGCGGAAGAATTAGAGCGATATTCCACGAAAGATATGGAGGAATAGACGTATGAGCAGCATGGTACAGGGTGATGCGTACAGCCTCGATGTTACGATCAAAAACAACGGTTCCCCCATCAATATTGCGGATGTCAAGGCGGTTGAGTTCACTTTATTCAATTTCAAAAAAATTTATCCGGGGGAAGCGGAATACTCGGATGGAAAGTTCCACATTCCCCTCACCCAGCAGGAGACCTTTCGGCTCCCGAAGCTCTGCCAGATGCAGGTGCGCGTGAAATTCAAGAGCGGTGACGTGATTGGCTCGGAGATCAAGCAGATCGACGTTGCGCACGCGCTTTCAAAGGCGGTGTTGTGATGGGCGGCATTGAATTTGAACTCAAGAACCGCGATCCGATCGACGTTTCCTTTAACGTTTCCGTGCGTGCTGGCGGCGGCTCTGGCGGCGGAGGCATTGCATCGGCGCAGATCGATGAGATCCGCGTGCTGAAAAAATCGGACTATGACGCGCTGGACAAAAAGGACGCGCGGACACTGTATCTGTTGGAGGGATAACATGCTGGCAGTTGGAATCAAACGCATTCTGGAGCTGTTCATCGGCTCCATGGGCATCAAATCCGCCCGCTTGGGCACAGAAACCATCTACGAAAGGCCTGGCGGCTTTTTGTACATCGAACTCACAAGCGAAGAAAGGGGATAAATCCAGATGGCAAGTTTTTTCAATCTGACACTTGATACGCTGGCACCTGCCGGCCTATCGCTGATCCTGAACGACGGCGCGCAGTACGCGACCAGCGCGACCGTCACCGCGAAGATCTCAGTCACCGACGCCGCGACGACCGGCTACCAGATGAAGATCTGGGGCACAAAGGCGGCGGCAAAGGAAGCAGATGCGTCGTGGGAGACGTTCGCCGCAACAAAATCCATTACGCTCCCGGACGGCGACGGCCTGAAGACGATCTATGTAAAGGTGCGCGACGACGTCGGCAACGAATCGACTGCGGCCAGCGACTCCATCACGCTCAACACCTCGATCCCCGCCGTGACCATCACCGGCCCCGACAAGAGCCGCATCTCCAAGGTCACGGGCTACGACGCGGCGGCCTTCTCCTTCGTCTGCGACGTAGACTTCGAGGAATACACCGTCCGCGTCGTTCCGGCGACGAGCAGCCTGCACACGGCGGGCACCCAGATCCCGACGACGGGCGGCTCCACCAACGTCAGCGGCACGGCGGGCGGCTACAAGAAGAACACCGCCATCAACGTCACCGTCAAGGGCGCGGATCTCGAAGCAGCGTCCTCCGGCGACGGCGTGAAGATCGTGAAGGTCTTCGTCAAGAACGCCGCCGGGACGTGGAGCGCAGCCTAATGGCCGCGCCGGAGTTGACCTTCTCCATCACCGGAAACAAGATATCGGCAGTCTCGGGATTCGACTCGATCACCGTCACATTCTCGTCGGACATCGCCTATACGGCTTTTGAGTGCCGCGCGACGAAGTCCGGCGAGGATTGGGGCCGCGGGAAGGGCGCTTTGATCGCGTCCTTCTCCCAGACCCCGGCGGGCACGCAGCGCACCTTTGAGGTATACGACGATTTTCTGCTTTCCGGTGATGGGGAATACCGCATTTCGCTGTTCGCGCAAAGCGCGGACGGCAGCTGGAACGACAACTACGGCTTTATCCCGCTGGGAGAGTCGCAGGCGCTGAAGACCGCGGACGGCGAGGATTTTCTGTGTATGAAGGAGTGATCGTATGGCTTACAACAGCCAGTTTACCGGCGCGCAGATCGACGAGGCTATCGCCGACGTGCGCAGCAACAAAGACGCGTGGAACGGAAAGCAAGATGTGATCCTCGCCTCCGGTGCGGCCGTCGGGGACCTGATCAAGGTCAAGGCGGTGGACGCCAGAGGGAAGCCGACGGCGTGGGAGGTGGCCGCGGCTGGCACGGATTATCTAACGGAAGCGCCCGTGACGAGCGTGAACGGGAAAACAGGAGCTGTCAAGGTTCGCGAAGTGCCGTCTGTCACCGCCGCTGATAATGGAAAATTTCTGCGGGTTGTTTCCGGTGCGTGGGCGGCGGTAGAGATCGCAAACGCGAATGGAGGTAGCTTCTGATGGCTGAATATTTGACAAATACAACTGACCTGACAAAAGTTGCATCAGCTATCCGGGAGAAAGGTAGCACATCGGCTTCGCTAGTGTATCCGGATGGATTTGTGACAGCCATTCAGGCCATTCAAACCGGTACAGAACTGCAAATCATTGTAACTGTGACATCTGGTGCAACCGTTACCGCAACAAAAGGAAGTCTATCTGTGAGTGGCACATCGGTCAATGGAACGTGCACGCTTATCGTTCCGGAAACCGGAACATGGAGCGTATCTGCGACACTGGACGGGAAAACGTCCGACACAAAAGCCGTAACTATCACGGACAGTTACGCGGTGTCGCTTAATTTTGTATATCCGACACTGAATAAAAATACTTGGGAAACAATAAAAGATATATCCGACGCGGGACAGGGCGCGAACTATTGGAGCGTCGGTGACCGAAAGGCTGTAACGCTAAACGGCACGGTTGGACATCTTACACTATCTAATTACACAACATATGCGTTCATTATTGGATTTAACCATAACGCGAGCCTAGAAGGGGAAAACCGTATCCATTTCCAACTTGCAAAGACCGCGCTCTCCGGCGGTACGGACGTGTGTTTCTGCGATAGTTACTATACCTCGCCCGTTTCGACAACCGGCTATTTCTCTATGAACAGTAGTGCAACGAACTCCGGCGGATGGGCGAGCTCGCAAATGCGTACAAATATTTGCGGGACAAGCCTCTCGAGCTATTCCGGAACGATTATCGCAGTCATTCCGGCGGCGCTCCGTGCAGTCCTAAAGTCCGTTACCAAGTACACGGACAATACGGGAAATAATAGCACATCCGCGAGTGCGGTCACGGCGACAAAGGATTACTTTTTCCTCCTCTCGGAGTTTGAGGTTTTCGGGAGCATTTCGAGAGCAAACTCGAACGAGGCGAGTAAGCAAGCGCAGTACGCCTATTATTCCGCTGGAAACAGCAAGGTAAAGTACAAGCACAACGGAACGAGTGCCGCCGCTCGTTGGTGGCTCCGTTCTCCGCTTGCGAGCAGCTCCGACGGTTTCGAGAATGTGAACACCAACGGGACAGTCGAAGACCGCACCGCGCGCGCTTCCTTCGGCTTCGCGCCCGGCTTTTGCGTATGAGGGAGAAGCGCATGGAATATATCGTGTATAAGCGGTTCCGTGGGAATGGCATCGATGGAGCATTTAATCTCCGGTACGGAACTGTTGTATCGGAGATTGAAGGGTTCCTGTTTGCAGCAGACGGCAGGCGGATATGCGCTGCGACGTCCGAAAACGGGTGGGAGCATTTCAGGCCGAACACGCAGGAAGGTGCCGAGCGGCAGAAAATGCTGAACGATCTGTACCGATGGTACAGAAAAAACGGCTGCGGTGAAGACTTTACGGATGACAAATGGCCGGGGCAGGAAAACGGGTACTGGAAAAACCGGCTGCGTACCGCAAGCACAGAGCGATTAGAGAAAATCTATCAAGAGAAATTTGGAGGGACGCCATGTATGCAGTAAAACAGGACGGCGCGTTTGCCGGGTATGCGGACAGTATTGTGCCCATCCGACTGCACGGCAACGGTTGTTATGTCCCGTGCAAGGAAGATCAGGCAGAAGGATTTTGCGCTAAGATGGCTGTGACTATTGCAGATGAAGAAGGGACTGAGCATCAGGTGCTTTCTGACATGGTGTTTCATCTCGCAGACCATACGCTGAAAGGCACTGAGCCAGAAGGCAGCTATGAGGAAATGGGTGCAGCATTGCCACTCACAGATGCGGAAACCGCCGCTAAGATTCTGCTCGGGGAGGCGGACTGACATGAGCACGTATACCGAGCGGGCGCGGGCGCTGCGCCCCTATATCGTCAAAAGCGCCGCCAGTCTCACTGACGCCGACGCGAGTCTCGCGCCGGAGCTTTTCACCCGCCTGACCGGCTCCGGCAGCCTCGTCAAAGCCGGCATGCGCATCAACTGGGGCGGCACCATCAAGCGCGCCGCCTCCGACCTCTGGGACACGGCCCAGAACACCCCGGACGCCGCCCCGGCCCTCTGGGAAGACATCGCCTACAAGCAGGGCTTCCGCATCATCCCCGAGACCATCACCGCCGGCCTTGCATTCTCCAAAGGCGAAAAAGGCTGGTGGCAGGACGAGCTCTACGAATCCCTGCTCGCCGCCAACGTCTGGAACCCATCCGTTAACCCGGACGGGTGGAAGAAGATCACGGAAGAAGGTACATAGCCATGGACACCAAGGCAATCATCGTCACCCTCGTCTGCGCCGTGCTCGGCAAGGCGGATAGAAGCGTATGAGCACAAGCAACACCGTCGGGCAGAAAATGACCGACGCAGAGCTCGCGAAGCTTGAAAAGCGGATTGCTGCGATATATAGGGAAGCGTATAACGATCTGACGGATACGATCAGGGATTACTTCGGCAAATTTGCAGCGCGTGACGCGGTGGAAAAGGCGCGCATGGAAGCCGGGGAGATCTCGGAGGATCAATACAAGCAATGGCGGCTTGCGCAGATCGGGCGTGGAAGGCGCTTTGAGGCGCTACGGGATAAGGTCGCAGAGCGCATGACAAACGCCAACGTGACCGCCGTTGCTTACGTCAACGATGCAACGCCCGGCATTTACAGTTTGAACCGGAATTTCGCGGCGTACACCATTGAGCAGGTCACCGGTGACGTCGGCTTCGACATTTGGGACGAACAGACCGTGAAGCGCCTGATCTCAGAGCAGCCGGAGCTTATGCCGTACTATCCGGAAAAGCGGGCACTTAATCGCGGGATAGATCTTGCATACGGGAAAAAGCAGATCACGGCCAGCGTCACTAGTTCCATTTTACAGGGCCGGAGCATCAAAGGCATGGCGGATGATCTGCAAAGCCGCATTACCACCATGAACCGCGATTCCGCTATCCGGACAGCTCGAACGGCAGTCACGGGCGCGCAGAACGCCGGACGGCTGGATTCCTATTATGCCGCTGAGAAAATGGGAATCAAGTGCAGAAAACAATGGATGGCGACGCTCGACGGAAGAACCCGCCACTCCCACGCCATGCTCGACGGCGAAATCGTCGACAACGACAAGAAATTTTCCAACGGCTGCCGCTACCCAGGCGACCCAAACGGCCCACCGTCCGAAATCTATAACTGCCGCTGCACACTGGTATCCGAGATTGAAGGAATCGACACCTCCGGAGGCAAGCGCCGCGCCAGGAACCAGGCGACTGGACGGAATGAGCTGATTGAGAATATGAGCTATGCTGAATGGGCAGGGTGGAAAAAGAAAAATGGACGTTAAATTTATCGACAACTCCGAAGAAGTGAAGTCTGCTATGCACGACGCGCTGATTCGCGCCCTAGAAAAGATCGGCATGACGGCCGAAAAGTATGCAAAGCGGCTTTGCCCGGTGGACACCGGCAATCTGAGGAACAGTATCACGCACCGCGTAGATGAAGGGGAACCGGCTGCATACATCGGAAGTGACACGGAATATGCCGCATACGTCGAACTCGGAACCGGCAAGTATTATCCGGGTGGGAGACCTACGCCGTGGGCGTATCAGGATGCGAATGGGAACTGGCACTGGACGGCTGGAAACAAAGCACAGCCGTATTTGAAGCCCGCAGCAGCGGATCATGCGGCGCAATACCGGAAAATCGTCGAAGATGAGATGAAAAACGGATAAAGATTGCGTCCCAGAGCCATAAATATACGGTATAAGTGTGGTAACAGCAAAGAAATGACTGTTGCCACATTTTTTGTTCTGTCGCGGCAAAGCACCGCCGACAAGGGAAAGGAAGATAGAACATGGCACTGACGCGAAAGCTCCTGAAGGGCATGGGGCTTACAGAAGAGCAGATAGATACGATCATTGAGGCGCACACCGATACCGTCGACGGGCTGAAAAACGACCTTGCACGGTATAAGGCAGACGCTGAAAAGCTCCCCGGAGTACAGGCGGAGCTTGAAAACCTGAAAGCCAAAGGCGACGATGGATGGAAGGATAAGCACGATAAGGTCAAAAAGGAATTTGACGACTACAAAAGAGAGCAGATGCAGAAGGAAACCAAGAGCGCGAAGGAATCCGCGTATCGGGAACTTTTGAAGTCTGCGGGTATCAGCGAAAAACGAATTGATTCGGTTTTGAAGGTCACCGATCTTTCTACGGTTGAATTGGAAGACGGCAAGATCAAGAACGCCGATGATTTGAAGAAGTCCATCAAGGAAGAGTGGGCAGATTTCGTTGTTACCACGAAACAGAAGGGCGCGGACACCAAAGACCCGCCCGCAAACAACGGCGGCGCTATGAGCCGGGACGACATCTTCAAAATCAGGGACGCGTCTGAACGGCAGGCAGCAATTGCCGCAAATCTCAATTTGTTCGGAAAGGAAGAATAATATGGCAGCAAAAAACAACCTGACCATGACGAGCGACGTTCAGGTAACCGCTCGTGAAATCGATTTTGTAACCCGCTTTGCGCGGAACTGGCAGCACCTGCGCGACATTCTCGGCATTATGCGCCCCATCAAAAAGCAGCCGGGCACCGTCCTGAAATCCAAGACCGCAAGCGTGACTCTCGCGCAGAGCGTCGGTGAGGGTGAAGAGATTCCCTACTCCAAAGCTACTGTCATCGAGAAGGACTATGCGAACATCAACGTCGAAAAGTACGCGAAGGCGGTCTCCATCGAGGCAATCAAGGAATACGGATATGACGTCGCAGTCGCGATGACCGATGAAGCTTTCCTGTATGAGCTTCAAACCAACGTCACGAACCGGTTCTACGACTACCTGAATACCGGTATGCTGACCGTCAGCGAAACCAACTGGCAGCGCGCGCTTGCGATGGCGAAGGGCGCTGTTATCAACAAGTTCAAGCAGATGCACCGCACCGCGACCAACGTTGTTGGCTTCGTGAACGTGATGGATCTGTACGATTACCTCGGTGGCGCAGACATCACCATTCAGACCGAGTTCGGATTCCAGTACATCAAGAATTTCATGGGCTACAGCACGGTTTTCCTGCTGTCCGACGATGAGATCAAGCGCGGCCGCGTGATCGCGACGCCAGTTGAAAACATCGTTCTGTACTATATCGACCCGGCTGACAGCGATTTCGCCCGTGCCGGTCTTGACTACAGAACAGATGGCGAAACGAACCTTGTCGGTTTCCACGTGCAGGGCAATTACTCCACTGCCGTCTCCGAGTCCTTTGCGATCATGGGGCTCACCCTGTTTGCGGAGTACCAGGACGGCATCGCAGTTGCGGATATCGACGAAACGCCGACGCTCGGCACGCTGACCGTTACTTCGGCAGCCGGATCCGCAACTGGCGAAACGAAGATCACGGTCACGCCCGCGAAGGAAGCAAGCGGAAACGTCTACAAGTACAAGGTAGGCGATTCGGCTGAGACTATCACCTACGGCCAGAACGTCAGAACGTGGTCGACGTGGGACGGCAAGTCCGATGTCACGGCAGCGACGGGCAAGAAGATCACTGTTGTTGAGGCCGACGCGACCTATAAGGCGCAGAAGGCAGGCAACGCTACGGTATAAGGAGGCGGCAGCGCAATGCTTACCGAATTGTGCGGGGTTCTGCGGAACTGGTTTGAAACGGATCGGATCAGCGGAACGTACACAGTAGAAAACGGCAGCATTGCGCTGCCGTTCCTGCAAGAAGGGCAATTCTTCCGGATCGTCGGTTCTATCTTCAATGACGGCGTTCACCAGTACCCGGATTACGGGATGGCGGATGAGACTTTCAACGGCTCCATCTGGCCGATGGCCGTCCCCTCTTCTGTCCTCGCCCTCGAAGCTGAAATCAGAGCGTGGCAGGAGAAAAACGGCGACGCAGCAGCAAGCCCGTTCACCTCGGAAAGCTTCGGCGGGTATAGCTACTCGAAGGGATCAAGCGGAAGCACGACCGCGAGCGGGACTGTGACATGGCAGACGACGTTCAAATCGCGCATGAACCAGTGGAGGAAGATCTGATATGAGCTTACTTGATGATTTTGCCCGCCCGTGCGTGCTGCTCGAAAAAAGCCGCACACCGGATGGAGCGGGCGGATATATCACCACATGGACGGATGGCGCGGAGTTTATGAACTATCAGGCGCTTGACACGTCCATGGAGGCGCGCAGAGCGGAGAAAGAGGGCGTGACAAGCGTTTACTCGGTGCTTGTGCAAAAAGCCGTACCAATCGATTATAACGACTTCTTCCGCGACAAGACGACCGGCGAGACGTACCGCGTCACGTCCGAGCCGAAGGACAAACAGACGCCGAAGTCCGCTAGCTTTGCCCTGAAATACTTCACTGCTGAAAAGAAAGCACTGCCAACATGACAAAAGACAAAGCATTGCACGCGTGGTTCTCACAATTCCTGACGGCCTATCCCGCGTCCAGCGTGCCGGACGACGCCGTTTTCCCGTGGCTGACCTATGAACTGATCACAGGCGCGTGGGACAGCGGAGAAATCGGCCTGACGGTGAATCTCTGGTACTACACAACGCAGGAAGCAGAACCGAACGCGAAAGCGCAGGAAATCTCGGACGCTATCGGCTTGGGCGGCGTGTTTGTGCCGTGTGACGACGGCGCAATCTGGATCAAGCGCGGATCTCCGTGGTGTCAGAACGTCCGGGACGATTCTGATGCAAATATCAAGCGGCGGTACTTGAACATTACAGTCGAGTACATCACCGCAAACTGAAAGGACTGATTTCATGGCGAAATTCACAAAAATACCTGCTGATACCTTCAAGCAGCTACAAATCAACGCCGGTGTAATTCTGAGCGATTTCACACCGGCGACCGGTGCGTTTGAACCAGAAAATCAGCTGGGCGCTACCACCGGAGGCATTACACTCACGGCGACGCCCACATATACCGACTTCGGCGAAGACGTGGACAACTGCCCAAAGAACACCATGGAGCTGAAGCGGCAGGATGATGTAGAAGTGAAGTGCTCCGGTACTTTTGTAACGGTAACCACCACGTCTGCAAAATCTCTGATGGCGGCGGCGGACATCGACGGCACGGACACAACCAAGGTCGTCCCGCGCCGCGACCTATCAAGTGCTGATTTTTCTGACATTTGGATTGTTGGAGACTACTCCGACAAGAACGGCGCGAATAACGGCGGGTTTATCGCGATCCGCATGATGAATGCGCTTTCTACCGGCGGATTCCAGCTGAAAACCGCCGACAAAGGCAAGGGACAGATGGCGTTTGAATACACCGCGCATTATTCGATCTCAAAGCAGGATGTTGTGCCGTATGAACTGTACATCAAGGCCGGTGCGGCGGAAACCTGATAGGAGGGCAGCATGAAACTTTCGGAATTCAGCACCGACAGGGCGGCGGATGTCCTCTGCGAAATCAGCGTTTACACGCTGAACATTTTGTCGGACGAAGAAATCAGGGATAGCCTGAAAAAGTTGACAGACGACGAAAAGCCGCAGACAGTCGGCGAGAGGTACGCAATCGGCGTGCAGCGCATCGGCCAGTGGATCCCGCTGATCCTGAAAAAGCATAGAGAAGACGCGTTCAGCATTCTGGCTGTGGTAAACAGCGTGACAGTTGACGCGATCCTGGAGCAGAACGTTCTCGTTACAATGCGGCAGATCCGGGAACTGGCAGAGGACAAAGATCTCACTGATTTTTTCAAATCGTGCGCGTCGGAGGCGAAAGCGTAACGCTTGCGCTTCTGGCAGCTCCAAAAATAAGCGCCGGAGGGCTGATTCGCCTTTTGCCGATTTTAATAAAGCGGCAGAACGAGGAATCAGCCTTTCGCATTTATGCGGCGGAGTGTATGCGCACGATCACGGAAAATACAGCGAAATTCGCGGGCGGAAGCTTTGTGCAGGCAAAGTACACCGACATTATCAGCCCGAAGCCGCAGGATAACCGAACCTGTGAGGAGATCACCGCCGACGTTGTACGCCGGTGCGGATTGAAGGTGAAAAAATCCAAAGATGAATCTGTTTGAACTTTTTGTAAAAATCGGTGCCGATACGTCCGAGGCCGACAAGGGCATCGACGAAACCGGGAAGAAAACATCCGGCCTCGGCGAGAAGATTAAAAACGGCCTTGCCACTGTCGGCAAGGCTGCGGTAGTCGGCGTGACCGCAGCGGCGACGGCAATCGGCACAATCGGCACAAAGGCGATCCAGGCATACGCAGACTATGAGCAGCTCGTCGGCGGCGTGGAGACGCTTTTTAAGGATAGCCAAGATAAAGTCATGGAGTACGCAAACAACGCGTATAAAACCGCTGGGTTGTCTGCGAATGAGTACATGGAGACGGTGACAAGCTTTTCTGCATCCCTGCTGCAGTCTCTTGATGGGGATACCAGTGCAGCGGCAGAAAAGGCAAATTTGGCGCTGACTGATATGTCCGATAATGCCAACAAAATGGGATCGGACATGACTTTAATCCAAAATGCATATCAGGGCTTCGCAAAAGCAAACTATACGATGCTTGATAACCTCAAGCTCGGTTACGGCGGCACGCAGGCCGAAATGCAGCGGCTCCTTGAAGATGCGGAGAAAATTTCCGGTATCAAATACGATATTTCCAGCTATGCGGATATCGTAGATGCAATCCATGTGATTCAAACCGAAATGGGCATCACCGGGACGACTGCAAAAGAAGCCGCGTCCACAATTCAAGGCTCGTTCGGCATGGTAAAAGCCGCGTGGCAGAACCTCGTGACCGGCCTCGCCGACCCGGATCAGAATCTCGGAACCCTCGTGGGCAACTTCACGGATTCCATTGTCGTTGCGGGCAATAACCTGATCCCGCGCATTCAGGAGCTTTTGCCGCGCATTGTGGAGGCGATTACTACGCTGATGGTAACCGTAAGCACGCAGCTTCCGGGCATACTCGGATCCACCCTTCCCTCGCTTATTGAGGGCGCATCAAATCTGGTTACTGGGCTTATGTCCGCGCTCCCGGAGATCCTTACCGTTCTGGGCGATATTGCACCGACGGCAATTGGAATTCTAGTCCCGGCCATAGTCGAGCTTCTGCCGGAAATCATTCAAACCGGTATAGATGTTGTTATCTCTCTGGTACAAGGCATTACGGAGACGCTTCCGGAATTGATCCCGGCGGCAACGGAAGCAATCATCAAAATCGCCGAAACGCTGACCGACCCTGGCAATCTCGGGAATTTGGTAGATGCGGCGCTTGATATCATCCTCGCTCTGGCGGACGGAATCATTGACGCCGTCCCGAGGCTGCTTGAGGTGGCGCCCAAGCTTATCACAAATCTCATCACCGCGCTTATTGAAAACTTCCCCAAAATCATCGAATCCGGCGTAAAACTTGTTGCGTCGCTGTCGGATGGCTTGATTAAATCCATTCCGCAGCTTACTGCGGCTGTACCAAAGCTTATTATCGGAATCGTGCAGGGAATTCTTGACAATCTTCCGCAGATCATCATGTCCGGCCCGCAAATCATCATGGCGCTTATTGAGGGCCTTATTAGCGCAATCCCGGATCTTATCATGTCGATCCCAACGATAATCAAATCGATTGTAGATACCTTCCTCGGCTACGATTGGGGCAGCATCGGAACGAATATCGTTGACGGTATCAAAAACGGATTCCTGCATATGTGGGAGAGCCTAAAGCGGACGGTAAGCGATATGGTCAATGGCCTTGTGAGCGGAGTCAAGAGCATCCTCGGTATTGCGTCCCCGTCTAAAGTCTTCGCCGGAATCGGCGGCTACATGGCAGAAGGACTTGGGCAGGGCTTTGACCGCGAAATGACTGACGTTCGGAAGGATATCGAGGATCAAATGACTTTCGGCACAACGTCCTTTTCTGTGTCCGGCGCGGCAAAGTCCTCTGTCGGCGTCGTGAACGGCCTGCTGGCCAACAATCAGCCGAACCCGCTGACACAGGTGAATCTTGTCGTTGACGGCCAAACGTTGGCACGAGTGCTGTTCGACCCGCTGCGCGGCGAAATTCTGCAAAGGGGTGTGTCGCTTGCGTAGAATTAAAATCACGGACGGAACAAACACGGTCACGCTTCTGCGCGATCTCGTGTTCACGATTCAGCCGAAGGATATCGGCGCAACCGCGACAATGGCATCCGGAAAGACCGTCATGGACATCATCGGCGTAAAAAATGAGCTGAAAATCCCGACCGGGTGGCTATCCGTTTCCGATTTGCGGAAGCTCCGCAGCATGATCAACACGAAACACGTGTTGAGCGTGACATACCCGGATGTAGACGGCGACAAAACAAGAGAATTCCTTTTTGAACAGCCGGAATACAAGGCGATCATCTACGATGAGGACGGCGTGTCGCAGTGGTGCGGCGTCACGATCTCCGCGACACAGCAAGGGGTGGATTGATGCAGAAGGTATCGAGCAATTATGCACCGTTTACACCGGTGCGTGAGGTTGGTATGCTTGTCCGGTTTTACATTGTCGACCCGTCGGCAAAGAAGAACGGTACGGCCTCTGCATCGGATTCGGCACCAGGCACAAGCGCCGCCGAAACGATCAGCGACAGAGAAACCATATCCGGGAAGTTTGCCGGGCTGGAGCTGAATCGATGGATGCTGGATGGCACAATTGATATCCCAAATGACGGATTTGAAGGGCAGCAAACAGGTTGGTGGAGCGGGGAAGTTTCGGACGAAAATGCGGAGTTGGATAGTACCATCACCTTCGAGTTCTCCGCGCCAGTGTCGACCGTTGGATGGTCGCTGCTGTTCGATGATAAAATGCAGCAGTATCCGGCCCAGATCACACTAACCGCATACGGGAGCGATAACGCCGTGATTGCAGCCGCAACAAAAGCGATCACGCAGGCGCGGCAGAACATCAGCATGACTGCCGCAAATTACACAAAGCTGACGATTCGATTTGACAAGACGTTCCTGCCAAAGACACGCGCCCGGCTGCGGCAGATCGATTTTGGCCTGACGGAAACCTACGAAAACGACACAATGGCCGACGTGAAGATCATAGAGGAAGCATCCGTTTCCTGCGAATCGTTCCCGTCCCGGCAGATTTCCTTTACGTTCGACAACGCGGATCATCGGTACAACATTCTGAACCCGGACGGCGTTTTCTCCGTGGTTCAGGATGGCCAGAAATTGCTTGCCAGATGCATTGTAAACGGAGAGAGCATAGACGTTGGCGAGTTCTTTTTTACGTCCGTAACGGCGCGGGATTCCGGCGTCACGGCACAGCTTGTCGGAAATGACATGGCAGCAACACTCGAACGTGCGACATATGAGAATGGAAACGCTACCGCGTGTGAGCTTCAGGCCGCAGTTTCGTCGGTTCTGGATGGATACGACATCAATGTTATTTACGGGGATGAGGCTGCAGCAAAAACCGTCGTACCGGCCGTTCCACGCAAAACAACGCGCCGGGAAGCGATCCGGCTGCTGGCGCAGGCGGCCATGTGTTCCGTGTGGTTTGATCGATCCGGAAACCTGCACATCGCGGAGCTTTCAGCAGGCGCAGTATTGGGAGAAATAACGCCGGATGAGCTTTATAACTATGACGGTGTGTCCATATCTGAGGCAGTCGACTGCGTAGAGCTGCATATTAAGAGCGACTACGCGAATATCGATACGACAATCACCGCCGGGAGCGGAAAAAACATCAAGAGCGTAAATAACCCGTGCGTAGCGCCTGCAAACTATCAGAGTGTGGCCGCGTGGCTGCTTGCACAGTATAATCGCCGAAAGATCTACAGCGTGAAAAACCGGGGCAACCCAGCGCTCGAAACCGGAGACACCATCAAAATCTCCGACGCATTCGCACAAAACGAAAATGCTGTGCAGACCGGTATGGAACTGACGTTCAGCGGAGGCGGAATTTATGCCGTAACGAAAGGAGTTGGCGCATGAGCACCATCATTGACAACCTCGTCACCGACCGGACGCAGGCGGACGTGGAGCGCGTCAAGGCGCTTGCCGCGAAGGGCTTTGCCGCCATGACTTCCGACGAGCGGGCGGAATGGCTGGCCGGGATGAAGGGCGCGTATAACGCAAGCGACATGAACCGCGTGGGAACCGCCCTGAACTATCTGGCGGGGCGCCTCAGCTCGATCTGCGGCAAGAGCATCACGTGGACGGCGAAAACCGATTGGGCTGTCACGGACATTCCAGTAGCCTCACAGGCCGAGACATACCGACGGCAGATACAGGACATTCGCGACGCGCTTGCGTATCCTGCCGGGACGCCGGACGTGCCGCAGCTGGCGCGCCTGACCTACATCGGCGCGAATGATATCGAGCGCATTCTTGCGCTCTGCGAAGACTTAATCGTCAACGTTGCAAAATCTTTTCGCCACACCGGCGCGGCGGAGTGCGCCGCAGGAGGATTACTCACATGAAAGATAGGCAGCCAACACAGGTTTTAGCCAACGGCGCGATCCGCTACGGCGTCTATAACGCCGACGGCACGCTCAACCACTACGAATACCTCAAGCGCGAGGACGCGCCTACCGTCGAGGGTACGCCACTCAACAAGGCAAATCTGCTATCCGATGCAACCGCCGCGAAGATCTGGCCCGGCTCGAAGAAGCCGGACGACCCGACCGTGAACGACGCGCTCGGCAAGCTTTCGGAGGGTACGGCCAAAGTCGGCGACATCGCTATCACCGCCCGCACCGACCTCTCCGACGCATGGCTCCCGTGCGACGGGCGCACTGTATCGCAGGAACAGTATCCAAAATTGTTTTCTGTGCTCAGAAGCTCTGCCGCGCCGCTTCCGTGGGCGTTGAAGTCATCGAATATTCAACCTGGATTTGTGTGGTATCTGAATGGGGAATGGGTCGGCCTACACGACAGAAAGTTCTGGACGTCGCCCGATTTGGGGACGTGGACGCAGCAGGCGGATATGCCGCCCGGACTCTCGTTGGTATCGGATGTGCAGTATGCAAACGGCACTTATTACGCTGTTTTTTCCGGAGACTCCACAGAGGCAAACGGAGTGTACACAACGCATAGCCTCGATACGCCATTTACGCTATATGCAAGCGGCAGCCTGCCTGGAAGCGCTGGACTGAAGATGTTTATTACGCCAAACGTTCTGTATATCTACGTAGTAAGAGGCGAATACGGAGCCTATAACAATTACAAGGGAAGAAGCGTAAGCGCCAGCTACGTAAACCAAACAACGAAAGAAATAGTAAGTATCTCAAATTCTATCAGCGGAATTGTATTTTACGCCGAAGAAAAGGACTGCTTTTACAAGCTGAACTGTAGCACCAGCGACATACTGGAGACTTCAAAGGCAAAAAACCTGATCA